AGATTTGCATTGTCTGTAACTATCTTAGGAACATTTATTTTTTTAATTTGGTTATTATTCTTTACAGAATTAAAAGCCGACTCTCGGGACCTGGTAAATATTTTGATTGGTGCCTACGTGGCCGTCCTAGCGAAAAGTACAGATTACTGGTTCAAAGATAAAGATGATCCTGAACACAAAGAGACTGAAACATTAAATAATGGCAGTTAAAATGAACAACTCTATGATATTCATGGAGAACATTGAGCAGTTGGTTCAGAAAACCAAGATGACCTATATAGATGCAATTATGTTTTACTGTGATGAAAATAAATTAGAACCCGAAACCGCCGGTAAAATGGTTGGTGGAAAACTGAAACAAAATGTACAAGATGAGGCAGAAGATCTTCATCTGATTCCAAAAACATCTAAACTACCAATATGAAAGGAGAGAAATTGGTGAAGACCTTTAGGGGTTGACAAATCAGAAAAGTATGTTATAATATAACTATATAATGATTAAGTGAAATAAATCGCAATACAATCAATACAACGCAATACGAAATATACGAAAGGTAAATATGTCGTTCTCAGATATGAAGAAAAAACGTGGAGATAAACTCCAATCCCTCCTAAAAGAAACCGCAAAAATAAATACCCCCTCAAGAGGTCAAGGTGATGATGATCGATTCTGGCGTCCAGAATTGGACAAGTCAGGCAACGGAATGGCCGTTGTTCGATTCCTCCCTGCTCCAGATGGAGAAGATCTCCCCTGGTCACGTTCATGGAATCATGGATTTCAAGGACCCGGTGGATGGTACATTGAAAACTCTTTAACTACTCTTGGTCAAAAAGATCCAGTAAGTGAACATAATTCACAACTCTGGAACTCAGGTATCGAGGCGAACAAAGAGATCGCCCGTAAACAGAAACGTAGGCTTACCTATGTCTCTAATGTTTATGTTCTCAAAGATCCATCAAATCCTCAGAACGAAAATCAAGTTCGCTTGTACAAGTATGGGAAGAAAATATGGGACAAACTTAATGATAAGATGAATCCTCAATTCGAAGATGAAACTCCAGTCAATCCTTTTGATTTATGGGAAGGTGCGAATTTCAAAATAAAGATTCGTAAGATTGATGGGTTCTCAAATTATGATAAGAGTGAATTTGAAAATCCTGCTCCTCTTGATACAGATGACGCCAAGATGGAAGAAGTTTGGAAAACAGAACATTCATTGGAAGACTTTACTGATCCAAAGAACTTTAAGACTTATGCAGAGTTGAAAGAGAAATTGGATAGAGTACTTGGATTAACATCTAACGTTCCTACACCAAAGTCTAATAGTTTTGATGCTCCTTTTGATGGTGGCAAACCTATGACTACTCCACATGTAGAACCTGTTGTTGAAAGTGTTACAAGTACAGATTCAGACGAGTATTCATACTTTGCAAAATTAGCTGAGCAAGAATAATGAATAATGAGAATGGTACTATGTATGGATTTTTCTTTTGTGTGATTTTAGTGGTATGGTGTGCATCAACTTGGGGCGATCCTGATTTGATGGATGCCCTTATCTATTATCTTTCAGATGGTTATTATAAAACTTAACTACTAAGAAATTATACGTACATTCATCACATCACCATTAGATGGGCTAACCCCAGAGGCGGGCATTACCAAAGGTGCAGAAGAATTTACTTGGTTAGTTGATGTGTTATTAATTATTGTGGTATTAGTCCCGCCTCCAGCTTCTTTACTTTCTACTTGTAATTGAGCTAACATTTGTCCTGTCATTAAACCTTCCGTGGCCTTTGAGAAAGCAGTTAATTTCTCCATATCAACTTTACCCATAAACTTATCAAGTCCATCACCGAGTTTTTCTAGATTATCAGCATCGAAACTTTTGAAAGATGATGCAAGAGCTGTAACTCCTTGTCCGGCTTGAAATAATTGAGGTCCTATTAAAGCAAACTTTGCAAATTTATCAACAGGATCACTCGCACCTATCCATTTTCCAAATCCTTCAGCAAGGCCGGAAACAAATCCCCCTTTACCAAACTCCATCAAGCCGTCACCTATCGCCTTAATACCAGTTCCCACCATTGCGAAGTTAGATGCATCTATTTGACCAAATCTAGCAACGGATTCTGAAACTCCTATTAATCCTTTTGGGTCGTTGAGTAAGTTAGCTATTGCTCCACCAATTGCAAAGTCTTTCAATCCAACACCTATCAACGACATTCCTGTACCAACTGGTGCTAGATTTTCTGAAGGTACTTTACCGAACAGTTCAACACTTTTTGCAATCTTATCTAATTGCGCTTCGCCGGGAGCCATTAGACTTGCTAGTGCACCACCAGCACCAAAGTCCGCCAGGCCTCTACCAATCAATGACATTCCTGTACCAACTTTTGCAAGATTTTCTGAAGGGATTTTTCCAAATCTTTCAACAGAATTTGCTAAACCTTCAATAACTTTTCCGTCAGGCATGAAATTTCCACCAATTGCTGCGCCGACACCAAAGACTACAAGACCACCACCAACTGCCATTATCCCTTTACCAAGTTCAAAAAGACTGCCAGGAGCTATAGCTGCAAATCTTTCGATATTCTTAGCCATACCTTCAATAACTTCTCCTTTAGGCATGACTGCACCACCAATTGCGGCTCCAACCGAAAATAATACAAGAGCAGCAGCTAATGCTGTAAGACCAAGAGCAACCTTGAACATATTACCAGCATCAAGTCCGGATAATCGTTCTATTCCAGTAACTATACCATCTATTACTGTTACTATTGTATCACCAATAGTTTTAATTAAACCTGAAATGGAATTAATAACTTTTGTTACGGCGGCACCAATAGAGGTAATAATTCCTTCTATCGATGTTCCAATTTTAGCTACATTGTCACCAATAGCATTGATAATTCCTTCTATGGCAGTTCCAAGTTTTGTAATACCGGCACTAATAGAATCAATAATTCCAGATATAGAAGCACCGATTGCTTTTACAATAGGTTCTATTTGGTTAACTACGTTATCGAAACTACCTAGTATTTTTTCAATTACTTTACCAACTGTTGCAACAATTTTTTCTATCTTATCGGCTACGGCAATAATAACATCACCAACCTTATTGAGAATGCTTTCTACCACCGGAGCAAAGGCAACAAGAACTTTTCGAACATCTGTAATGGCTGAAGAAATTGCTTTTATTACTGCCTGCATAGTTTTGTTGAGGACAGGATCAGTAATGATATCTTTTATTACTTTGAATAATGATGTAACAATTGGAGTTAAGGCTTTAACTACAGTAGCGAGCCCATCAAAAAATGCAGTGATAAATGGACCCATGTTTTTTACCATGTTTCCAAACCCCTCCAAAACGTTTTTTAGAATAGTTCCAATTGCATTACCAAGAGATTCGATTATACCAGTAACAAATTCTAATGCTTTACCTTCACCCGCAATCATTTCAAATACTTTAAATGCTGCAGCGAGTCCTGCGGCGAATATTGGTAATGAAATGGCTATGGCCGCTACACCTATGACTACCAATGGATTAGCAAACGCGGCGAGCCCGCTTGCTAGACCTTTTAGAAACCCAGAGATACCTTTTCCCATTGACTTCATACCTCTTCCCATGGCGCCAACAGGATTCATTACAGCCTTACCCATTTTAGAGAAAAATCCACCAGCTTTTGCTTCTTCTGCTTTTGCATCAGAAACCTTCATCTGATCTTCTCCGGCTCCACCTTTTCTTGCGGCTTCTGCAGCCGCTTCTCTCGCCGCAGCAGAATCATCTAATTGTAAATTAAGTATATTTGCTAATATATCGACAGTCTTATCCATCTGCCCACCCTGCGTCTGCATTACTGAGCCTATGCTTTCTGTGGAAGCTGAAATATTACTTAGAAATCCTCCTGACTCCAATGCCCAATTGTTACCCCCAGAATCATCTTCTGTAGCTGCAGCAGTTGCAGCTGCAATATCTGTGGGCAGACTTTCACTTAACCCAGTTAAAGATTCATTCCCCGATTCAACAAGATCAATGTGGTGGAGTTGATTTCCAACTTGATCTTTAGCGGCATCGGCGATAGTTTCCATATGATCCGTTTGCCTTTGCATTTCACCAGTTGCAAATTCATCTCCCTCAAGTAATTGTCCTTGTACTTCACTAAGATTTTCTAGCTGTGTCGTCTGTTGACCCGCTTGTTGTTGAGTGTCATTGTGCCGTGTTTCTGTCTCTGCAAACTCGGACATTGTTGCACCGCGCAAAGCTGTAATTTCTTTTCCTCTTGCTACATCTCGTTTCTTCGCACCGCGTCTATGAAAGAAAGCAAATACGCGTCCAAGTTTACCACCCTTGACTAACTGCGCACCAGATCGCCTTGAGTTTTCACCTTGTTGATCTAGTTCTTTATTAAGATCCTCTAACTGATCTACAACATCAGTTAAAGTTTTTCCTGTTGGTGTTCCTTCTGCGGCCATTTTTATCGTCCTTTATTTTTGGCATTTTCGGCTCTTATTCTTTCGTTTTCTTCTTTAATCCAATTTTGTAATAAGATTATATATATTGCTCTTTCATAAGGATACATATTATCAAGTTCAGTTAGACTCCAATGGTGGTGCTGAATCATAGCGAAGTTTGTTTGATAATGATTCGCCAAGGAATCGTGACTCAGCGCTATACGAAAAAAGAATCAATCCCCTCGATAATCATCACCCTTGCTTCTTTACATTTTGGACATTTCCAATCTATTTTATGGCTTAGTCTTGGCATCGATTCAAAAAAGTCTCTTACTTTAGTGAATTGCGCAGAACTAAGAGATTCAATAAAATCATTTAATTCTTTTTTGGTAGAATCTTTTGCCTTGAATATTTCTTCTCCATCCCAAATGTAATCAATACAATCTATAATCAATTTAAATACATTTTCTGATTTTATGTCTTCACCTTCTCCTGCATATTTTTGCACAGTTTCAATTTGTGGAAATTTCAATTTCAGGCCAATATTTTCAGTAATGTTTACTTCTGAAGCTTTAATGTCTGTAGTATCCATAACAATATCATCAATATTAATTTCAACTGGACAAATATCTGCTTCACTTGCTTTTTCACAACATTTAAAGTTTTCAGGTCTACGTGGGTTAATTGTTAAAATTTCCCCTACTGATCTTCCTCTGAGTTGAAGGAAAAAATATTCAATATCAAATGATGCAAGAGTTTTAAGGTCTACTGCTCCTTCTGTGCAAGAAGTTATAATATCTTGCATGGCTCTGGTCATCGCTTGATTATCCCCAGCTTCCATTGCCATTAATAATGTCTTTTCTTCTTTTACAAGAAAAGGTCTATATTTAACCTTTTGTCCTGTTGAAGGAATTTTCAATTCATAAGTGGGGGTTGCCACTCTTGGTAATGCCATAATATTCTCCTATAATAATGTATAATAATTTAATTGTCTAACTAGAGCCATCGGTCCACCAGCTATATCCAATATCTATTGTAAAATCTACTAATTCTGCGCTTTCCCATCCTAGTTCTATAGCACCTATTGTTTTCGGCCAACATTCATGTAATACTACTTTATGTGTAGGTGTGTCTGCGATAGTTGTAGTTTCACTATAACATGAAATTGTAACTGTTCCTATAAAACTTTTATAATATTGCATATTATACGAAGAGTTACTTTGTATATGTTCATGCCAATCATACCAGAATTTTCTGGCTGTCCAGTCATTTGTAC